TTCATGCCGCCTGACATTTTCTTAGTCATGAATTCGATGTCTCTTTCATCTTCATCTGGCTCATTAGCGTATGCTTCGTCTTTTTCTTTTTTCTCCATGTCATGATCATCCATGTCATGGTCACCGTCGTCATCTCTGTCAACAGTCTTGTGTAATTTTTCTTCTTCGTCGTGATCTTTTTCGTGACGGTCTAGTTTGCCATCATCGTCATAATCGTTGTCTTCACCTTCGTCGCCCATTGCCTTGATGGAAACCATATCCTTTTCACCGCCTGGCATGTCATCATTGTCTCCGTCAAAGTCTGGTAACAATTTGTTAATTGGCTTAGGCATCATAGGACCTTCTGGTGCATCCAATCCGCCCATTGGTGGAATAATACTCATAGTTGGCATTTCTGGTTTGTCGCTGCCACCCATCTTTTTAATGAGTGCCATTACGTCATCAATGGCATCGCCTTGTGCATTAATGTTAATGCTCATTGAAGCCTTGTCCTTAGGCTCTGGTGCCGGCATTCCCATTGGCATTGGGTTTTCTGGCATCATGCCGCACTCATCTGTTTGCGCATCTACAGGTGCTTCAGTCTTTACTGCGTCTAGTTCCTGCATTTTGGCTAATAGTTCTTGAAAGTTCATATTAGTTACTCCCTACAGGACTTTTTGCGCCTGCTTTATCTTGTTTTAATTTTGGTGTGTCTTGATAAACATCTGCTTTTAGTTTATCATGACCCAGTTCTTTTTTTCTTTCTTTTGCTTCCTTAGAAAGTTCCTTTAGGAAACTCTTATTGAAGTCATCGCCAAAATACTCTTTGTGCTTGACTTTCATACCGTCCTTGTATTCGTTATCGTGCAGTAATGCGCCTTCATAACTTGCATTATCGCCTGCTGTAATTTGATCAATTTCGCTAGGACTTGCACTGTTACGCACCTTGTAGTAACCTGGTTGGCAACAGCCCATTTCAAAAATCTCTTTTTCAATTTCAGTGGTAGTTAAAGGATACTCAGTCATTACATCAAATGTATGAACTTCCATGTTTTTTAATTCTGGAAATTCATGTGGTGATTCTGTAACAGGAGTAGATTTCATCTGCTCAAAATTCATAACACCGCGATTTTCAAGCCTTGCTTTTAAATCGTCAGCAAACCCTTCTGGTAAATCACCAGCGAGTTTTACCTTAAAACTGTATGTTTTCTTGCTCTCTGACAAGTATTCTTTAAACGTCTTCATATGTATATTTATTCCTTTCCGCTCAATTTCTTAATTAATTCATTGCGATCTAGCATTACATAACCCTTTCCATCTAGCACATCATTAGGATCTTCTGGGCTATCTTGGTCAATTTTGAGTTTTTTCAACTGTAAATCAACTGCTTTTAACTTCTTATCAACCTTTGCTGTTTTTGCATCTATTGCATTTTTGAGCATGCTACTCGCAACTTCAAAAATACGGCCACTGTATCTAACTTCTACATTCATGCCCAAATCCATTAGATCGTCATAGGCTTGTTCTGCCTTAGAGGCTAGATGATCAAGATCCTTTTCCTCTAGGCCATCTAATTCTCTTATTTGTGGCAAATCCTTAGTAATATTTTGCACTGCTTCAAGACTATCATTTAGATTTCGAATTTCTCGATGCTTTTCGTCATCGGTACTATCAGCAACAACTTCGGTCTCCACAGGTGTGGGATTTTCAGTTACTTCTTCTTTATCTTCCAAATTAAATAGTTCTTCTAATTTCTTAGTCATAATATTACTTATCGTCTCTTTGAGCCAGTGTGAAAAATATCATCTTCGCTTACGATTCTAAATCTAAGTCTTTTTTGTTTACACCAAGCAGCAGCCGCTTCCCACTTTGCTTGATTCTTTATGTATTGTTCTTGATTATATCTACTCTTTCCAACCTTCTCTCTTAGAGTTTGATTGGCTGGTTTTACTTCTACTACCTCAGCATTTTTCTTGCCATTCCTGTCTTGGTACACTATAAAAAAATCAGGAACATATATTGTGTATTTGCCAGTAAGCGGATCTCTATAAGGTATCTGTATACTTTCGCTGGCCCAACTCTGTACTCCTGGGTGTTCGTCAAGCATTCTCATAAAAACAAATTCCCAACTACTCCTAGCAAGTGGTTTTTTTGTACCTACATACTTGCTCGGGTTTTTCATTTCAAATCGACCCTGTGCAAATTTAGGCATTATGGTACCACGTTACGTTGTTTGGATACAGTTGATATCTCTTGTCTATATCCCAGTGTCGACGTTGCTGGTCTATTATTGTTTAATATTTCTCCGACAAGAGCACTTATATCTATATCATCTAATCCTCTCAGATCATCCAGTATTGTAAAAATGTTCAAGCCTTCCAACTTAGCCTGTTTCAATAGGCTCAGCGAAGTAACTCTTGCCGCATCATCGGAAAATCCTTTTGAGGTAAAAAATCCTATAGTTGTGTCTACTTCGGTTGCATTGAATTGCAATGGCTCTTGGCCATACGTGTCAAAAAATAATCTCGTTCTCGCTGCGCTGTCTTGAATTAATTTTTCTGGTAAGTTGGTTTTTGCTGTCATAATCTTTACCTTATGAGAAATTTACTGGAGGTACAACAGTTTTTTGAGATCCTGATGTAGTTGAATTATTAGTATCGTTCTTCTTAAATATTGCTCCAGCAACTCCGCTAATGGTATTGGCAACTGCTGCGGCCCCTGCCGGGCTTGAAAGAATATTAATTGCTTCACCCTTCAATCCAGCCTTGGATAATCCTTTAAAATTCTTATAGGTATTTACTGCCTTGATTGCTGTTCCTAAAAAGTTTTGACCTGAACTAAATGCGGATCCATCTCCAACTGCACCAAATACTTGTTCGAGACCGTCGAGCACACCACCGGAACCAAGCAATGCTCCTGTGCCGCCGCCGGCCATATCAAGTGGTGAAGGTGAACGATCATAATGTAGTGTTGCGAACCCTTTGGGCGTTCCTTCAAAAACTCTTCCGGCACTGTAAACAACAGCCTCGTATTCTAATGTCATTTTTGACTCAGCCGGAGTTGAAGCATCGGCATAGTCCATGCTGCCATGATCCCAGTTTGTAATCTTAGGATTGATTAGTGTGTATCCAATGAAGCGTCTTCTACCCATTGTATAAATTGTTACTGACTTGAACAGGGGTGTGCTTATATCGTTGTCTAAACCGTATCTAAAATTATCAGAAAGTGTTCCGGCGTTTCTATAATGATTTGCGTCCCATGCAGCCGGTTCTGTGTTTGCTCTATCTCTAACATAATAACCATAATAGATTGCCCACAATGCACTAACTATTCCTTGGTTATCATCATGGAATGTTAAACTTACAGGATCGTAGTTAATCATCTTGTACACTATTTTCTTTCTATTGTACTGATTAAAAGTTTCCGTTGTAAAATTAAATTTTGGTAGATCGGCTGTTTTTACTAGTAATCCAACTTCATTAGTATGCTTGGCAGTAAAGTTGGCTGCTTTATGTGCTGAATTATCTAATTCAATTCTTAAATAATAATTAAATTTCGTCTTTGGAGCAAGACGCATGTTATCATCGATGAACAAGCGTGTAGCGTGTGTATAGTTTGCTACTCTGCCCTTGGGATTTGTTATTCCCGTAAAGATATCTGTCAAAAATCTAGTGAATTTGTTTGCCATACTATTATTTAGCCATAAAAAAAGCCCGGAAAAAATCCGGGCTTTTTAATTTGTGTACTAAGACTAGTATTAGCCTTGTGCTGTACCAGCACCAGTAACACCAGAACCAATAGTTCTTTCTACTGCTGCACCGATACCAACACCAACGCCAGTTTCGCCAGCGCCCCATTGTACCATGTTATCAAAGCGGATTGTTAGTGCAACCTGCATTGCTTCGTTGGTAGCATAGTTAGCATCACCGTAGTCAACGTTAGTTAGGAAACATCCATACATGTTAGCAGTTTCTAAAACGTTAACACCTGCTGGATTGTTACCATTACCACCGTCTAGTACTTCGATCTTAGTAGTAAATTTATAGTCAATACCTGATCTTGCAGAAGCCTGCTCAACAAAGTCGAACTGTTTCTGAACCTGCTGTCCAACAAGTTTTTGAACCTCACCACTAGCATCGTCACGTAAGTTAAGAGTTAGTGTTTCAAAGGTATACTTACCTGCTAGATAAACCTTTGAGTTGTAAACGTCCAGCGTCATTTCTTCAAAACCAACTTTCGGTCTTGAAACATCGACAACCTGTTTTGTAAGTTCAGTAGCAGCCGCAACTCCGAATCCAAGTAAAGTAACGCGGAAGCGATACTTTAACTTAGGCATCAAGAGCACTTGGTTGCCTGCGTCTGTGGGTACTGAAAAGTTATTTAATGATGTAATAGGCATTTTTTATATCTCCCCTGTGTTCTTGACACGCAACGGTATGTAGATAAACTCAATAGCCTTGACTGGTTCAATAGCAATGTCTACGTATAGTTCATTTCTATCGATTCTAGCCGGAGTATTGTTTGTATCATCACAAACTACTGCGAAATCGTAAAGGGCTCTTAAACCAACTAATTCAAGTAGTAATGATTCTACTGCTTGTTTAATTTCGTCCCTTGTGATTTTATCATTTGGTTCGAAGATATATGGACGAGCCAATTTATTAAGTTGGCTACGTAGATATACAACCAAACGTGCTACGTTGATTCTGTCTAGTGCAGAAGCATTTCTTGCACGAGTCTTTTGACCGTAGTTGACCAATCCAACTCCATTAAAGAATGTAATTGGGTTAATCTTTAGATCATACAACGTATCTCTTTGACCTTCGTTTAACGCTACTGTTTGGAATTCACCTGTTGCAGCATCAATGTATCCTACTGCTGTAGCATTTGAAATTCCACCACGTCTTGTACCTGCTGGTGCAAACCATGGAAACGAAACTTGATCGCTTAGTGCAATCGTTCTCATCATCATGTGTGAACTTGGAACAACTGCGTTTGATCCGCCTAGGTCAGTTGTAAATCCGTTTGGATAGAAAGTACCTAAGTATTCATCATATGTTACTAAACCTTCGTCACCGTTATCAGTAACTAGGCCAGCATTTGAACCCCAGTTAGTTAAAGTTGTAGCGTCTGCTGCCAATCTTAATGGTGTATCACCAATAACAAATGCTGTTAAGCCTCTGTCAATGTTAAGATTAACAAGGTTGCTCATAAGTTCTGGATATCCAGGAGCAGCAATGATGTTGAAGTTACGTCTTTCTTCATCACGTATTTGGCTGCTTGTGTCAACCGCACTCTTCATTCTTTGTACAACAACTTTACGTTGTGCTTTTCTACCGAATGAACCTGATCCGTCTTCGTTGTTACCTGATTCAGTAACCCAACGATCAGTTGCATATGGACCCATTGCTTCGCCTGGTGCTGCACCAAAGCGTGGATTGTCTGCTGTTGTGTCGATGTAGTTGTTAGCATAACGCTTAACGTTACCGCCACTTCTACGCAAGTTCCATAACAGCATACCTTGTGGATACAGTGCAGGGTCTGGAGCATCTGGATCTAGGAAGTCTGCCTTCATTAAATCCTTAATAGTTGCTGCTGTGTTACCAGTAGCACCTGTTGAACCATAACGTGCATCTGCAAACAGTACACCGTCTTCAGTTGTTTGGTCAGTCTTATCAACTAATACCCATCTTTCTGAAGCAGGACCTGATTGGAGGCTGTCATACTTGTAAATTGTTGGATAGTTTTCAATGTCTGTTGTTGAAATCCAAAGGTCTCCGTCTACTGTAGTTCCTGAAACATATGGATTTGATGCAGCAACGATTGGTGTGTAACCAACTCTATCGCTAGCCGCTTCAACATATGGACTTGTTGTACTTCTGTAACCTACCCAAGTAGTACCATCGTGTAT